GAACAACAAGGCTAGATTTCTGATAATCAGAACTTACCAGAGTGGTGGCAGAATAAGATCACCCTTGCTACTGACTATATGCAAACTGCAAGAGATTATTTGAAATCAGACGTAAAAGAATCTTTAGATGAGAGGACACCAGTGCGTCCTACAGTACAAGATAAAAAATTAAAAAACCTACGGGTTCCAAATCCTAATTATAAAGGTGCTCTCAAACGTAAAAAGCCTAATGAGAGATCAATGGATAAGTTTAGAGAGCATGTTACGAAAGAAGCATGTTGGGATGGATATAAACAGGTAGGTACAAAGATGAAGGGCGGCAAATCAGTTCCTAATTGTGTACCTGAAAGCAATTGCGGTTGCGACGATTGCAAAGCAAAACGTATGAAGAATGAGAAGATAACGATTGGAAAGATTCGTAAGGCAGCGTACAAGACTGGTAAGGCATTGGGTGATGTAAACGCAGTAAAACGCGGTAAGGTTGGAAGACGAATTAAAAATCGAGTTATTGGTAAATTAGTCGGTAAAGCCATGGGAGCATTGATGAAATGATTGGGTTTAAGACTTTTTACGAAGATAAGAAAGGCCATTTTCTATCTACAGAACGTGGTGCTGGTATGACTGCTAAAGGTGTAGCAGCTTATCGTCGTAAGAACCCTGGAAGTAAACTTCAAACTGCAGTAACTGGTAAGGTGAAGCCAGGCAGTAAAGATGCTGGCAGAAGAAAATCATTTTGTGCAAGATCACGCAGTTGGACAGGTGAACGTGGTAAAGCAGCACGTAGAAGATGGAAGTGTTAAATGGGTAAGAAGAAACAAAGAGCGCATCAGGTATCAAAAGGCGAACGTAGATCTGTAGATCTTCGTTGGTCGAAGGTAGCACGTAAAGAATGGACAGGTAGCACAGCTCAAATGATAGCAAAAATGGAAGCTTTCAGGAAAGGCAAGAATGTTATGTTGACTATTCCTAACCCAAACAAGAATGAAACAAATAAACGTTTTATTCGTGTGAATGCTAAAGAGGTATTCAAGGCTTAATTATGTTTAGTTTTGATGTAGAGAATATCACAAAAGGTATAGGCGTTGTAACAGCGTCATTTGCATTGATTGGTGGTGGCTATACATTATGGGATAAGTTGGAATCGAAGGACATCATGACTTGGGCTCCGGAATACTTTAGTATTTCAGACGGACCAGCCAATGGAGAGTTTAAGGTTGAGGTTGCAAGAGAAAAGCACCGTGATGATTGTACTGTAACAGACTTTACATTATCAATTAGGGATAGTGAAAACATTGTACATCCTGCCACGAGCAGCATTGGAAAGTTTATGGGACCAGCAAGTGATAAGATTGACACATTTGCATATAAGATGAAGCTTAAAGGAGATCATGCACATAGAGTAGCAAAAGGAACTGCTACATTGATTGCATATATTGACTATGACTGTCCTGAAGGTCATATCGCAGTGACCTATCCTGATCATAAAAACTTAACATTTAATATAACGGATTAAGATATGGCTGACTCAACAAATGTAAGATTAGAAAGAATCGAGGATAAACTCGACAAGTTAGCTGATGCTATGATATCATTGGCTCGTGCCGAAGAAAAGATAGCAACTTTGGCAGATAATCAAGCTAATCAAATGGAAAGACTTAACCGTTTTTCTGCGAAGCTAGACGAGATTGAAAAGAAAGTAGATGATAATCATAGGACTGTATGTCTTATAAATAAGTTAGTATATGCTGCTCTGGTTGCAGCTGTCGGAGCGTATGTGGCTCAGTTAATATAGGAGAATAAAATGGATTTTAATCCTTTCAAAAGTGTTAGGGCCACACAAGAAACGGTCCAAGAGAAAAATATGGATCCAGTAAACAAAGCCGAACTCAAGGGCAAGCATGCTGATCGTAAAGACAAAGATATCAATAACGACGGTAAAGTAAATGATACCGATAAGTATCTACACGCTCGTCGTAAGGCAGTATCAAAGGCCGTATCAAATGAAGGTGTATATAAGGATATGGACACAGAGAAGTCTGAGCCATCTCCGAGAAGTGATGACAAAGTCAAGTCAGATTTCAAGAAGCGGCGCAAATCAGAAAAGAATGATGTGGCTATGAATCCAAAACTTGATAAAGGAACAAAGGATAATTCTATGGAACAGAAAGAGTCTCGTATTCGTACAGCTCTGAAGAGTGTATTAGAGGGTTATAAAGATGCCCATAATCCAAATGCTGATAAAGCCGAAAAGGCGAAGGACAATCGTAAAGGCAAAGGCGCCGAAGATATGATGGCCGATGCTGATAAAGAGATCGAGAAGGGTCCTGACGCACACTTGAATGAGCCAGAGATTGACAAAGAGAACTTCAAAAAGATGACCTCGAATGTCAAGACTGCTGCTAAGCGTAAGAACGATAATCCAAAGGGTGATACAAAGATCGTTCCTGCTGGTACACAATTCAAAGATCCTGCCACCATGAAGCCTGAAGAGTCTAAGACAAAGGCTGATGATAAACAAGCAGGCGGATTTGTGAAAAAAGAATCTTATGATAATATGTCAGCATTGAAAGATGCTTATGCTTCAATGTATGCTACTCAAGTTGAAGAAGAAGATGAGATCGAAGAGAGCTACACTCATGAAGTTGACTATGCAGAAGATGGAGCTCATACTGCAAAAAAGTTCGTAGCCACTGCTAAGAAAGCTGGGATCAAAGCAAAGATTCATGATCCTCGTGGACCAGGCGGTGGTCATCCAGTTGTGCATCTTGGTCATAAAGACGAAGATCATATTCATAAATTCTTAAAAAAGCATCATAGTCCTGATACAGAAAAAGATGATGTAAAAGCTTATAGAATCTAAGGAGAAAGTAATGGCTATTAGCCCACCAAATTTTGCTAAGAATGCAGTTCCTACAGTTGCAGGTTGGAGACATCCGCGTACCAATGAATTGTTGAAGGCGCAAAACTTCACACAAGATCAAATCGATGAATATCTAGGTGAAGGCGCATATGCTCCTAAACCGAAGACAACTCGTAAACCTCGTATCTTAAGAGAGTCTCCAGTTACTGAAGAAGAAGTAACAGAAGAATTGTTTGAAGATAACGACGAAGACTAAATAGATAATCAGAGAAGGAGAAAGTTATCTTATAGTATGCAAACACTGAATGAAAAAACATTATTACTCTATGCTGCGAAACATTATTATAAACCGACCTTCTCTGATATCGATGAATTTTATGAAGACTTAAAACGATTCAAATATATCAAAAGACTAGTGAATCGTTATTTAGATGATGGGTTATTATCTGAAAGGCTAATACTCAACCATCTAATTGTTTTGTTTAATGTGTTTGATATTGAACCAGCATTAAAAATGCTAGAAGTCAGACTAGATGAAAGACATTGGCCAGTTATAAAACCGTTTTTGATTTTCTTGCAATTTATTCGGAATGACCAGTATACAGGCATCGAGATGGATAATAGAGTAGTCGAAGTATTGAGAAAGATTTAGATGGGTATCTTAAAAAGGGCAGCTGATCTAACCTTCACGTTTCGCTTCATTCGAATGCTAGTGATGGATTGGAAAAACTGGGATGCATATAAACAAGGCATCATAGATGAAAATGGTAAAAGAAAAAGAGAAACTAAGTTAGACACCGATGAAAAAAAGTCTTCTTATACTCCTTTCATTCGTATGGCTGCTAACATTAAGCGGCTGCTCGCTAATGTCCCGGGAGGTTCGTCTAAACTTGGAACTTTTGCTTCCGCTCTTTTCTTAGTGAAAGAAAAGTTTAATATTGATGATAAGTGCATTCAAAAGATTTGTAAAGAACACAATATTGAACCACTGACATTTGTAAATGAAAATAATTCTTGGTTCTTATTAGATGATAAACAACTAGCACCAGGAATTTATAGAGTAAAAGATTATAAAGTTGTGAATACAACTTGTGAAGAGATAGTTAGATCAAAAGACCAAATAAGAGTCAAAGATGATGCCTATCCTATTGGTGATGTATTTGGTATTGATGTTTATGAAGCGATTCATGTACGTACAAATCAACCACTCTTTGTTACCATAAACGAGATTTATAAATGAGTACAAAAGTAAAAAACGAGATGATGACTGCGGCAGACGCTGGAATTCCACAAGATACCAAAGATATGGGTCCTAAGTTTAAGACAAGTCGAATCCACGATCGTCGGAAAAAGAAAGGTCAGCCGTTATTACTCAAGAGATTTCGTGATTATTATAACGAAAAGGGAATCGCTTAATGGGTAGAAGTAGAGACATCGCGAACTTTCTTGGTAAGACCGAGATAACAAATACAAATAATAATGCATTATTAAATACTGCATCATCGATCGATGCAGGATTAGATTCTGCCTCTGTGTTAAATCTAGTTGGTAGCGGTCTTACTGTCTATGCTACACTCGATGATCTACCGACATCAGGACTTACTGCCGGTGATCAAGCATGGATTAGTTCTACACAGCGAATATATGTTTCGAATGGTGCTGGTTGGTATAACGTTGCACTCATTAACGCAGCACCTTCTCTCTCAATTAGTCCTGAAGGAGGCATTGAACTTGCGAAGGATGGAGTTACTCCAACAGTTATCACTCTTACGGCAACTGATTCAGATAATCCAATCGCAGCATTGACATATAGTGTTGAATCTGATGGAAGCTTTGGCGGGTTAGCCACATTGAGTCAAGATAGTTCAGTATTTACTATCACGCCATTAAGCGAGGATAGTGCGACTACATCTTCAGCTACATTAACATTTAAAGCATCTGATGGTATTAGCTTTGGATCCGGAACATCTGCAATTAGTCTACTTTTTGAAATTCCTAATTCTAATTTTACCACTTATTTGCTTCAAGCTGATGCATCTCAATCTGATGCTCAGGTTGATACTTCTACTAATACACATACACTCACAGAAACTGGTGATGTAAATTCTTTAGCATTTACACCTTATCATCCTGGCGGATACGCAACATATTTTGGTAGTGCTACAAGTGGTATCACTACAGATCTTTCTCCAGCAACTGGTGATTGGACGATCGAAGGATGGGTTTGTCACACAGCAAACACTGGTACAGGTAATCAAAATAGAATATTTGGTGCTGCTACGAATGACCCACTTCTAAATAATACAGGTTTGACTGGTCATGATTTTACAATCGGAAATAACCAGAAATTTAGCGTAAGTCAAAACTTTGCTATTGGTCAATGGTATCACTTTGCTCTTGTTCGAACTATATCCGACACCACATTAAAATTCTATATTGATGGAATAGAAAAAGCTTCAGTCACCAGTGCTAGTGGTCTTGATATACCAAGTAAAACAGCATTTAGCATAGGTCGTGATAATGGATTTACTGATTATGGAATGACAGGACTTATCAGAGATTTTAGATATGTAATTGGTACTGCAGTGTATACATCAGAATTCACTCCACCCAAGGCCTCATTAACTGCAATCAGTGGAACAGATTTACTATTATGTAATGATTATAATTGGTCTATTGATAATTCTGGTAATAATAATACAGTAACTGCTGCCGGAACTGTAGTTCAACAAGTAAGTACTCCATACACATTAGGTGCTTCATATAATAGAGATACACATCGAGGTGCCGTATACTTTGATGGCACTGACGATTATATAACTGGTCCTACACCAGCGGCTATGGGAATAGGAACCGGCGATTTCACAATCGAATGTTGGTTTTATGCAACTGCTGCAGACACCGATAAAGGCATTTGGGATGCGCATACAACATCAAGTTCTGCAGATGGATTGACACTAACTCGAATATCAGCAACTACATTTAGAGTGTGGCAATCATCTCAAATACTAGTATCATCTACATCTGGTATTACCAATGCTTGGAATCACTTAGCAGTTGTAAGAAATAGTGGAACATTAGAACTATTTGTAAATGGTGTTTCGCAGGGCACAGTTGCTAACACTACAAACTTAAACTCTGCTCAACCATTTGTAATTGGCTCTGGTAGATACCAAGCTGGTAGTACACCGAATAAATCTGTTACAGGTTATATAAGTGACTTTAGGATAACTACAACTGCGGTTTATACAACAGATTTCACGCCACCAACACAAGCACTCACTGCCATCACAGGTACACAATTACTGACTTGTACAAATAAAGATAGTCTTTGGGATGCTAGTGGTAATTATCAAACAATGACAATTGCTGGAACAGCTGCAGCATCAAATACTCAAAGGAAATTTACTGGTAGTTCTTCGCTATTCTTGGACGGAAATAGTGATTATCTACAATATGCTAATCCTTCAAATACACCTGATGCATTTAATTTTGGCACATCAGATTTTACAATGGAAACATGGGTATATCCAACGGCAACTGGTAATAATTATCCATCATTTTTTAGTAGTGTGAGTGGATGGAATGCTGGAGCAAGTGGCAGTAGATTTGATAATATTGGAAAGTCTGGTAAATATACTTTCCATTTGAACGGTGCATCTCCTGGAGATCCATTCTTAGAAAGCACTAATACGTTTACACACGATACTTGGGTTCATTATGCTTTAACACGTGAAGGAAACACGTTTAGAATGTTTATCAATGGCGCATTAGAAGCAAGTGGAACTTTCACTGGTTCTTATAATGCTGCACACGGCGGGCTTAGACTTGGATGGGCTGGATGGGATGGAGCTAATGGGTATTTTGCTGGATATTTACAAGATGTACGAATTACAAAAAGATTAGCCAGATATACATCTGCATTTACTCCGCCAACTTCATTACATGAAGGATAAAAGATGCTTAAAGTTTATCTCCTCATTATTGTTCTTGGTATTCTCGGCGGTGTAGGATATAGCGCAAAGTATTATTATGACACCACACAGAATACTATTGCAACACTCAGAGAAAATAATGCTCAATTAGAAGTAGCAGTACAAACTGCCGAAGAGAGTATTAAAACTGCCAAAGAAGAAGCAGTTAAAATTGGTAAATTAAATAATGAACTACAACAAAGTCTTCAAAAGGCAGAAGCCTATGGAGATAGTCTTAGAAATAAATTACAACAACTTGATTTAGTACGGGATGCTATCATGGATCCCAAAAAATTAGAAGGCAAGATGAATGGTGCAACAGCTAAAATCTGGCGTGAGATCACTACTGATACCGGTGGCAATGGGGACCGTCCTATTCCTGACTGGTTGCAGCAGCGTGAAACCGGAACCGGAAATCAAAGTGGTAACGAAGATCGAAAAGACAACGATACCAACAGTAACCCGGCCGAAACCAGTACAGTTAAATGATGTAAGAGTTTATGTAGTTAATAAAGACAACTACGATGAATTCATCAAAGAGTTTACTGCCGAAAATGGGCAAGTGGCTTATGTTGCTTTGTCTATGAGAGATTATGAGAACCTTGCCTTGAATGTAGCCGAACTAAAAAGATATATTAACCAACAAGTCGATATTATAGTTTACTATGAGAATGCTGTGACTGAAGAAAAACCACGAGAGGGCACAGCAGATGGAACTAAACCTGGAGAAAGCCAATAAGTTTGCACAAATGGCTGAGATCGCATACCAAGATCTCGAAGCAAAGATTTCATATATGGGTCTTGGATACGATAACTCAAGATTCATAGAAAATGATGGCGCACAATGCCATATCGTTTGGGGAAAACACGAAGTAGTTCTCTGTTTTCGCGGTACAGAACCAAACGAATTATCAGATGTACTCGCAGATCTCAACGCAATTCCAAGAAAAAGTATGACCGATGGTTGGGTTCACTCTGGGTTCAGAGGTGAACTTGATAAACTATGGGATACTATAATCAAAGTATTAGAAGATCACAAAGGTAAAGAATTATTTATCTGTGGTCATTCTCTTGGTGCAGCCATGGCGACTCTCGCCGCATCACGTCTCGAAGATTGGGTCAGTGAGTTGTATACATATGGTTCTCCCCGGGTAGGCACGCGGGGTTTTGTAAAGAACGCTCATGTCACTCATTGGAGATTTGTAAATAATAACGATATCGTTACACGTGTACCTCTAGCATTAATGGGATATAAGCATCACGGCCAACTCTGCTATATCAATCATTATGGCAAGATTCGTAAGATGACTGTATGGCAAAGGATTAAAGATAAGTTTAGAGGCTACAGATCAGGCCTGCTTGATGGTGCTATGGATCATAGCATGTCTAATTATGTTAATTACACCATTAAGGAGGGTTAAATGCATCAGAATGAATATGATATCAAAGTAATCAAAATTGTAGATGGTGATACAGTTGATGTTGATATCGATCTAGGATTTGGCGTTTGTCTAAAAGATGAACGTGTTAGAATTATGGGTATCGATACACCAGAATCACGAACATCAGATAAAGTAGAAAAGGTTTTTGGTCTAGCAGCAAAGCAGAGACTCAAAGAACTGCTACATGAAGGTGGTAAACTTATCACGACCGAAGATAAATCAGGCGAAGATATGAAGGGTAAGTTTGGCCGTATACTTGGAGACTTTCGCACCCTTGATGGAGATCTTGTTACGGAAATCATGATCGAAGAAGGGCATTGTGTTGCTTACTTTGGTGGAAGTAAAGAAGAAATCCAAATGAAGCATATGGCTAATCGTCAAAAACTATTGCGTGAAGGTGTTGTTTCTATACAAGAATACGATGAAGCAATTAAACTTATGGAAGATAAGGCATGATAGAGAGATTATTTTCAGATACACTGTGGATATATACAGGTATAGGAGGTTCACTGGCTGGTGCTGCCTTCTTGGCGTACTTTAAGGATACAAGAGCTGGTCTGTGGTGTTATGCTAAGCTTGATCAGTTTCTTGACTCTCTAGTAGAAAGATATGGTTGGACTTGGTTAGAACAACCAACTGATGCTTGGAGAAAGAAATATCCTTACGTAACTAAAAAGATTGATGAACTTGAAAAGAGAATAGAAGAGTTAGAAAAAAAATAATGCAATATATATGTGGACCTACGTGGGATCAACGGGTAGTTAATATCAACCCGAAACCTAAAGTAGCATTGTTAATGTCAGGTGGAATTGATAGTCTAGTACTCTATCATCTATTATCTAGAGAAGCAGAAGTTGAGGTTTATACAGCCGATCGTGACGATGGGTTTGATACTCCTCTTAACGTTGCAAGTCTGATAGGTTATTTTCCAAAAACAATTAAAGCAGATCCTACAAATCCACCTGAAATGATGGTGAAAGCTATTCAGAATATACGTGGCGTCGACGTATATTTAGGTTTAAACGTTCAACCTCCGGTTGAGCACTTCCCTCAATTTGATATTGATGGTCGACCATATCGACCATTTTATATTCCATTTCCAAATATCAAAGCACCATTTTTACACCTCTATAAGTATCACATCATTGATTTGGCACATAAAGAGGGTATAGATATTAGTGAAACACAATCATGCCTAGAGTATACAGTAGGGCACTGCAATCGTTGTTGGCAGTGCCGTGAGATTACTTGGGCTTTTGACATGCTAAGGAAAGAAAATGATAAGAGACACACTCCTGTCAGCCCTAATGTCTCACGCAAAGGGACATATTGACAAACACATCGCAAATGTAGAAGTATATCTTGAAAACCCAGCGGGTATCGGAGAGCACAGTGACGTACATGAAGCTATCGAACATGAGATCGAACAGATAGCAAAATATGATGATCATTTAGAAATGATTCAAAAGTATTTTCTAAAAGAAACTGAATAAAAGCTCTCCAGGGCTGTTTACAAAATCAGCCAAATGATATATAATACTACATCTATTAAACAAAAAGACATGAGGTACAAGGTATGCAAACGCAGTTTGTAGACACGAGAGAGTTTTTGTCCGAAACCAAATTCTATGATGGTTACTCTCGTTTTCAAGAAAATACTGGCAAATACGAAAGTTGGGATGAAGCGGTTGACCGTGTCATCTCAATGCACGAAGAAAATTATAAAGCCTATGGTAACAAACTGCAACCATACTTAGACGAAGCAAAGCAATCGTATAAAGAACAACGTGTTCTTGGTGCTCAGCGTGCTCTTCAGTTTGGTGGTGATCAACTGCTTAAACATCAGATGCGCATGTACAACTGTACCTCATCTTATGCTGATCGCGCTGCATTTTTTGGTGAATATTTTTATATTCTGTTGTGTGGTGCAGGTGCAGGTTTTTCTGTACAAGAACATCACGTTGCTAAGTTGCCGAAGATTCAACAGCGTACAAAACAAGCAAAAGGTTATATCGTAGAAGATTCAATCGAAGGTTGGGCATCTGCACTTGACGTATTGTTGTCTTCATACTTTGTTGGAGGTGGTAAGTATCCTGAGTATGAAGGTCGTCGTGTATTCTTTGACCTATCTCAGATTCGACCAAAAGGTGCTAAGATCTCAGGTGGATTCAAAGCTCCTGGTCCAGAAGGTCTACGTAAATCTCTTGATAAGATCGAGCATATGTTACAAGGCTTGGTCATTGATCAGAAAGAAGCAGCAACCATTCGGCCAATCACCGTTTATGATATTTGTATGCATGCGGCTGATGCTGTACTTTCTGGTGGTGTACGTCGTTCTGCTACTATTTGTCTCTTCTCTCCTGAAGATGATGAGATGATGACAGCTAAGACTGGTAATTGGTTTATGGATAACCCACAGCGTGGTCGTTCAAATAACTCAGCAGTCATCGTACGTGATGAAGCAACTCCTGAAATGTTTTCTAAGATCATGGACTCTGTTAAATCTTTCGGTGAACCAGGTTTTTACTTTACCACATCAAAAGAACACACTACTAACCCATGTGTTGAGATCGGTATGTTCCCTCAAATAGACGGGGAATCAGGCTGGCAAGGTTGTAACCTAACCGAGATCAATGGTGGAATGTGCCACACAGAAGAAGACTTCTATAAAGCATGTCGCGCAGGAGCAATCTTAGGCACAGTACAAGCAGGATATACAGACTTTAAGTTCTTAAGTCCAGTGTCTAAAAAGATCTTCGATCGTGAAGCATTGCTTGGTGTTTCCATTACAGGATGGATGAATAATCCGAAAGTATTATTTGATGAGAAGGTCCTCGAAAAAGGAGCAAAGATTGTCAAACAAGTTAACAAAGAAGTTGCTGCAATCATTGGGATTAATTCTGCTGCTCGTACTACTTGTGTTAAACCCAGTGGCAACGCTTCAGTACTTCTCCAAACAGCAAGTGGAATCCACGCAGAACACTCTCCACTCTATATCAGAAATGTTCAAATGAATAAAGAGTCTGAAATTACTCAGGCAATCATGAAAACAAATCCGTATATGGTAGAAGAGTCAGTATGGTCTGCAAATGGTACAGACGTTGTTGTATCATTTCCTATCGTACCTAAGAAAGGATCATACTTCAAAGATGAGCTGTATGGAGTTAAACACCTTGACCTTGTAAAGAAAGCTCAGAAGCATTGGGTAGTTGCAGGTACAAACGAAGATCAATGTGCTGATAAAGGTGTACGTCACAATGTATCAAACACTATCATCGTTGATGATTGGGATGAAGTAGAAAAGTACGTATACGAGAATCGTTACTCATTCTCGGGCATCTCTTTCTTGGCCCCAACTGGAGATAAAGATTACAATCAGGCACCAAATACTGCTGTCATCGATGAGAAGAAGATGGTAAAAGAATATGGCACCGCTGCAATCTTTGCGTCTGGTCTTGTCGTTGATGCAATGAAGGTATTCCCTAATCTATGGGATGCATGTTCAACAGCACAAGGCTATGGCATGGATATTAGTCTTGAGTCTGCAGAGAATTCTGCTCGTAAGGATTGGATTCGCCGCTTTGAAAACTTTGCTAATAACTACTTCAAGAATGATATGAAGAAAGGTGAGCATTGCCTAAAAGACGCATATCTTCTCCATAAGTGGAATAAGATCCAACAAAACTTAAAGCCTGTTAACTGGAAGCAAGATTTAACAGAACAAAAGTTTACAGATGTTGATACCCTTGCTGCAGCAGCCTGTGCTGGTGGAGCCTGTGAAATCGATTTCTAAAATACCTTCACCTTGTGTGAGGGTTTGTCAAATAGAAGACGACCATTGCGTTGGCTGTGGTCGTTCTTCTGATGAAATACGAGAATGGTTTTACTGCGACGATGATCGCAAAATGGAGATAAAAGAGAAAAGTGGAAAACGAGTATCGAATCGAATGCGAAGAATGCGAATCAGTAACGATTGTACTGGTTGAAGACGGGGAAAAACCTGAATTTTGCTCGTGTTGTGGTCGTAGGGCTGAAGTAGAAAATATTTCTAATTCTGAGTTATGAGTTACCTAACCAAAAAGCCTCGTATACTCTTCATTCATATTCCAAAGACAGCCGGTCGAAGTGTGATGAAGAGTTTAGAACAACAATATGGCGTATGGCACATATCAAATGGTAGAACGTCAAAGAATAAGACAAACTACCATAGCACATTAGCAGATTACGAAGAGTGGATTGAAGATTCTGAAAGGACCGATATCCCTCCTTATATCTTCACTGTCGTACGTAATCCGTGGATGAGAGCTGCAAGTTGGTTCTTCTTTCGCGAACGTGTCCTCCAATTTCAAGCAAAAAGGCTGCATCGTAAAAATAAACTTAAGCAGCAACTTTATGATGAACTTGCTGTCATGCGAAAAGGATTTGAGCCTTGGTTAGAACAATATCATGATGTTCCATGGCAATGGACTTGGTTTAAGTTATCTCATAATCAATCTCATTGGTTAAAAAGTGATAAGAATAAAGTCGATAAGGTCATTCGATTTGAAAACTTAGATGAGATTAAGACTGTGCCTGGTTTAGAAAGGATTAAACTACCGCATACTAACAAAGGTACACATCTTAACGACTATAAGCTGATATATAATACTAACACCAGAAAGTTCATAGCTAAGCTCTATGAAGAAGACATCGATAGGTTCAAGTATACGTTCGAATGAGACACAAGAATAGATAATGGTATGTGGTATTATGATGGAACACAATACGATGAAACACCTGAAGACTACCAAGGATTCGTTTATCTCATCACTGAGTTGGATACAGGCAAGAAGTATATCGGTAAGAAGAACTTCTGGAGGCCTAAAGTATTACCAAAAAATTCAAAGCGAAATCGACGAGTTCGAACACGAGTGGAATCTGACTGGAAGAAATACTACGGGTCAAACAAAGAAGTCCAATCGCTTGTCGAGTCTAAAGGAATAGAGAACTACAAAAGAGAGATACTCTATTTTTGTAGGACAAAGGGTGAGATGTCTTATTATGAGGCCAAGTTGCAGTTCGAGAACGATGTACTGCTAAAAGAAGAATACTATAACGAATTCATCGGATGCAAGATACACTCGAAACATTTACCAAAAGACTAATAGATTACTGGGGCGACAGACTCGCAGATCCAGAAGTTTACCCTAAAGTTTTTGATTATCAAGTGAAAGTTTTTATGTACATTCACGGAAAATAGTGGTATAATAGTCCTAAATTGAACGGAGTTTATAATGATATTAGTCGACTTTAGTGCTATAGCTGTAGCAAATATTGCAGTACAAAAATTAAATGATGAGGATATGATTCGTCATATGATTCTCAATACTCTTCGCATGTACCGTACAAAGTATAAAGCTAAGTATGGAGAACTCGTGTTAGCGTGCGATGCTGGTAATAATTGGCGTTACTCAATTTATCCTCAATATAAAGCTAATCGTAAGAAGACACGTGACACGTCTACATTTGATTGGAATGCAGCATTTACTATCATGAATAATGTACGTCAGGAAATAAAAGAGAACTTTCCTTATAAAGTACTACATATCGATGGTTGTGAAGCAGACGACGTGATTGGTGTACTAGTAGAAAACACACAAGAGTTTGGTCAATATGAAGATGTCATGATTATCTCAGGCGATAAAGACTTTGCTCAACTACAAAAGTTTGAAAATGTACAGCAGTTTTCTCCGGTACAGAAGAAACTTATTGTAGAAAAGAATCCTCGGGCATTCTTAGTTGAACACATCATGCGTGGTGATACTTCTGATGGAGTACCAAATGTCTTATCAGACGATGATGTATTTGCAAGTGGTGGTCGCCAGACACCTCTATCAAAGAAAAAGTTGGCGGCTCTGGTCGAGGACTTAGACGATGGTGAACTGCTTTATGCAGCATCATGGTATCGCAACTATATGCGAAATAAGAAGATGATTGACTTATCAGAGACACCTCAAGATCTGAAAAATACAATCATCGATGAATTTAATTCTCAAGATCAGTGGCATAATAAAGGTATGGTGTTACCATATCTTATAAATAAAAGATGTAATCAATTGATTGAGTCAGTACAGGAATTTATCTAATGGCAAAAATGATACATGAAGTATTACAAAGCGTTGGTTCTACACGCAAGAAAGCAGAAAAGATTGATATCTTAAAGAAGAACGAAACTGTAGCTCTACGTGACGTACTACGCGGGATCTTCGATGATCGTGTAGTGTGGACAGTACCTGATGGTAATCCACCATATACACCATCAGAAGCCTTTAATTGTCCAGCAAATCTATTACGTGAACACTTAAAGTTTAAGTATTTCGCTCGCACGATTGACGGGAATAAACTACCAAAGTTTAAGCGAGAAAGAATCTATATGGGATTACTCGAAGGTATTCATCCCAGTGATGCTGAGATCGTTGTAAAGATGGTGAATAAAGAACCACCTAAAGGACTTACTATTGAAGTAGTCAAGGAGGCATTTCCTGATCTACTGCCATAGTAAGATTAATCAATTAACCCTAACTCAAGAGAGCATTCGAGCAATCGACATGCTCTCTTATTCTTTGGAGAAAGAATTCATGGTATTAGCACAATTTGAGAGACTAAAAAAAGATTCAGATGAATTAAATATTTATGCTCAAAAACTAAAAGAAAGAGGTCAAATCGAGTTAGCTAAAAAGATATCATTGAAACGAAATTACGTATTAGAATCCTTAGAAAGGCTGCAGCCTCAAAATTCCCCCTAAAATAAAAAAATACAGGGTTTACAAACGCTCCCGGATTTGATATAATTCTTTAGTTAATTCCACTAAAGGCGGAGGTAGATCCATGATTTATAAAGCAACAGTCAATCAAGGTTTCTTTGATTGGTTAGATTCACGTGATTCAATACCAACTAAATGGTGGTTTGAATGGCCTGAATATGCTCTAGGTTATATACCAAGTAGTGGGTTTACTCATGTACCAGATGACATGCGTACTGATGCTATTCATGAGTATTTTGGTAAATGTGATTTTAAGTATGATAGCAAAGATGGTATTATCAAACTAACTGAATATGTGATTAAATCAATTGAGTTAGGTTGTATCGATACGTTCATCTTGTGGAAGTTCTTAGATCGCGATCCAATGGATCCTGTCAAATTAGGTGAAAAAATAAAGTTCGAATGGACTATGTCAATTGAGTCAGAAATGGTGTATAATAATACTGTATATAATGAAGGAACTAAAAAACATGAATATCTTCGTACTTGATAAAGATCCAGTCATTGCTGCTCAATTGCAATGCGACAAGCATGTTGTTAAGATGGTTACAGAGTCAGCTCAAATGTTGTCGACTGTACATCGTGTACTCGACGGTGTCCCTACAAAAAAGCCATCGAAGAGCGGCAAAACCATGCGTAAGTATTATGATCTATTTGAAGGTCAAAATGACCTTGAGATGGAGACTTTGTTAATGTCAAATGTACATGAAAGGCATCCATGTACTGTATGGTCAGCTGAAACTACTGCTAACTATGATTGGCATTGGGAGCATCTAAAAGCCTTGTGCGAAGAGTATACATATAGGTATTGTACTGAGAAAGAACCGTTTAAGATGCATAAAGTTGAAAGGATCGATCCTCTTATTGGTATATCGCTATTAGGTATGTTAAAAACACATCCGCGTAATCTACCAAAAGGTCCGCTCACTGAGTTCCCATTGGCAATGAAGTCAAATCCAGAATGCATGTACGATGGAGATCCAGTACGATCATATAAACAATTTTATCAAACTAAGCAAGAGCGATTCAAAATGGCGTGGACACGTAGATCTATTCCTGAGTGGTTCGTTCAGAAGGAGGCAGTGTATGGATAACTTAGATAAACTCGAGTTCTTGTATAAAGAGATCGAATATGCCAAATCACAATTACAACCGCAGGATACAGGACATATTAATACGGCTATCTCTTGGCTGCAGCGCCGTGTAGAAGAAGTAAAGAAAGATATTCGTGACTCGCAGTACAAAAATCCAGTACGGCGTGTAGGTGGTAATCCACCTCATCAGGGAATCATCTGATGCCACTCTATACTCTTAAACGTATATCTACTGGAGAAGAATGGGATGTCAATGTACCGTTTGATGACTTAGCTCAGATCTTAGAAGATGCAGATATTGTAAAAGTATTAAGCACTCCTAAGTTCTCCACGAGTGGTACAAAAGATAATATCACACGTGCTGGTAGTGAATGGCGCGATTTGTTAGGTCGAGTAAAAAAAGGTTCAGGCCGTAAGAACACGATTAAGCTATGATATCATATTTGATATGGAGAGTTAAATTTGCCTTAAAGATAAGAGATATCTTTTCTAAACCGAAAGGTGCCTTTATTGGTAATCATTTCATAATGGGTTGGAAGATGTCATACAAAGTATATGCAGAAATGAAACACATCGATCCGCAAGAAGCAGCATTAGAAGAAGTAACGAGATGGTATTGTGAGTAAATCAAACGTAAAATACGAAGATCTTTATAGCATTAGTCCTGAAACCAACAATCAAGAGAAAGCTTTTGAGTTGTGGGATAACGGCGATAATTTGGTTTTAGCTGGTTCTGCAGGTACTGGCAAGACATTTGTAGCTCTATATCTGGCACTCGAGAGTGTATTAGAACGGGATACACCTTATCACAAGGTAATCATCGTGCGCTCAGTAGTTCCTATTCGCGATATGGGTTTCTTGCCAGGTACACTTGAAGAGAAGAAAGAGGTGTTCGAAACACCTTATAAAGCCATCTGTACACAGCTATTTAATGATGATAAAGCCTATAATAAAATGATAAATAATCATCAGATAGAGTTTACTACAACATCGTATATTCGTGGATTAACAATTGACAACGCTATCGTCATCGTAGATGAAATGCAAAACTTAAACTTCCACGAACTTGATTCTGTTATCACACGTGTCGGCGAAAATTGCAGGATCATATTTAGCGGAGATTATTATCAGTCAGACTTTACAAGGGATGACGAAAAAGATGGTCTTCAAAGATTCTTACGTATCGTAGAACAATTGAAAAATTTTGGTGTGATAACCTTTAATTGGCATGATATCGTAAGATCAGACTTCCTTCGTGATTACATCATGACGAAGGAGATGTTAGGACTAAAATAATGCTAAAGAAACTTGCCGTACTCTGTATTATATTCTCTACACTGTATTTGGTAAACTTGGCAAAAGCTGAAGAAGTATTATCAGCAAAACCAGTTATTTGTAATGACGATCTTTCTAGTCTTCGAAATTTTTATAAGGCGTACAACCTATATCCAGCTATTGGAGGTGGCGCTCGTGTAAGGATAAATGAAACAGATCAAAATTTGACTGATGTCGTTATTTACTTATTATTAGATGATAAAGGCAGTGCCGCTATCGTCGAATACCATGAAGGCTTTGCTTGCGTATTAGCTTTTATACATGATATATCATTTGACACTGAAGCTATGAAAGGCTATTTGAAATTAAATGAGGATTTTTGAGCATGAACCATTGGATCTGGGATATGAAGATCTTGTTACTGAAACACTTGACGGTCGTAGAGTATATAACACTCCTGATGGTGGTCAGTTTCCAAGCGTTACTAGCGTATTAAGTATCATTAACGAGGAAGCCATCAATGCATGGCGTCGTAGAGTTGGTGAAGAAGAAGCAAATAAGATTGGACATCGTGCAGCAAGTCGTGGCACTTCTGTACACAGTATTATTGAGAAGTACTTATTAAATGAAGATACAACAGACTATCTCCCACATATTAGGCAAAGTCTTGAAAACGTGCGGCCAATTCTTGATAAATCTGTCGGGAAAATCTTTGGCCTCGAAGCTGCTCTTTTTAGTCGTCATCTTGGGTTGGCTGGCCGTTGCGATTGTATAGCGGAGTTTGATGGTGTTCCCTCAATTATCGACTTCAAGACCTCTCGGTACCCTAAGAAAAAAGAGAAGATTTCTAACTATTTCGCACAGGCTAGCGCTTATGCGATTATGTTCGAAGAGAGGACCGGCTTACCAATCACTAACACCGTTATACTTATGGACGTGGACGACAATGCCCCTATGGTCTTCAAAGAACACAGGGACAACTACACAGACCTTCTATTTGAAACGATAGGTGAGTTCAAACGCCGAAAATTATTTCACAAATAATTAAAAAAAGCATGTACAAAGCCTCTTTTTTATGGTAGAATAGACCTATAATAAAGAAGGAGCTATATTATGAGACATGAAGTAGAAATCTTTGAAGCACAAGAATTCGCTTGTGAATATTACAACATTCCCCGTCAAGAGTTTGTAGAAAAAGCTGCAGTGCGTTATCCATCGATTAAGCACCAAGCACAGCTGTTTCTGTATGCAGTAAAAGCATACGATGAGATTCAACAAGATATGCGGGAGATTGCGTAATGAGAAATGGTTATCCTTTCAAATACGGTGAATTGAAAGTCGCAGCAGAAGTCCTCGCTAAGATGATTAATGCAATGCCATCAATCACCTCTAATAACCCGCACATTGCTAATCAAGCAAAGGTCGTAGAAGAATTATTAAAACAACATGAGGAGCGTACATGATTTATTTAGATATGGATGGAGTTATAGCTGACTTCTTTGGAGCTATTGAAAAGAAATACGGAGTATCACACTGGAAGTCAATCCAAGATCGTGATATCAAGTTTGCAGAACTTGCTAATACTGACTTCTTTTATACGATACCTCTGTTCGATGTAAGTCAAAAGATCATAAATCATGTTAGTGAAGTAGCATTCTCAAACGAGATTGAGTGGGGTATCT